AACCTTCTGCTATCACAGGAAACTTTGTATATGTGTTACCTTGCCAAATAATATTTGCATTGCTGTTCATACCTACACCAGAATGAAACCTAGTTACATTAGTTGAGCCATGCAGTGCAGAAACTAAAGTAATTGAATAAAGCTCAATAATAGATTTATTAGATAATGATTGCAGTTCTGCTGTGGGTATTGCCATTAGGGTTCAAATACTTCTCTAAAAGTACAGTTTAAAGTTGCTCTGTTGTTATAAGGTATTGATTTAGTCCAAGATTGACAAACATATTGTCCAGCACCAGATAATACAACAGAAACATTACCGCTATTCGTACCAGATGCTGCTGCTGTAACAGTAAAGGTGTCTACTGTTGGCTGAGTGACAATAGCAAAATCTCCGTCCGTTGCAGAGCCAGAAGTGTAGTCAATAGTTACAACATCACCTATAGCAAGACCATGATTTGTAATAGTTATGGTCACAGTGGTAGATGATGACTGTGAATATGTACCTGTTTGTGTGCTTCCTTCTGCTGGCGGTGTAAATGTAAAGCTTGCCTGATCGTTAACTCTACTTCTTAAAAAACCTTCTATAACATCAGCTTCTGTTTCTGATACGTTAAAAGTTAAATCATATACTTTAGGATCTTGAGTCAAAGGCAAGCCAAATAATGCCCTAAACTCATATCCATCACCGAAAGAAGTTGTTCTAATTTTAGGTGAGCTTGTTTTTCTCATTCCGTAGGTCGGACTGATTGAAGGAAAAGTTGCCATTTATCTAGTTAATAAACCCCCAGCACGTTTTTCTTTGATTAGTTGAGCCTGTACAGCAGCCCCAATAACCTGTCCAAGTTGGTTGGCATCAGCATTGTTTCCAGAAACAGAAGAACCAGAAGCATCTACATTAACTGTAACCACATTAGTTGTACCACCGCCACCAATTCCTAGCTGACTGTTTGGAATTATATTGCCACCCTTAGAACCCATATGCAAAATTTCTGGTCCTTTTTCCCCTACAACATAAGCACCACCAGCAGAAACAGGTCCACCGCTTGCTCTTCCAAATAGACCACTTAAGAAACCACCACCAAAACCTTTACCACCACTTAATGCATTACCAATTGCACCAATAGCTTTATTTAAAGCAAGTTGAATAAGTTGTCTTTTAAGATTATCTAAAACACCTCTCATAGCATCACCAAAAGATTTAGCCCCCATGATTGCGTCTGTAAGGTTATTAACTAAATCATCTCTGACAGTTTCACCAATCTGTTTAAATTTATCTTTAAGACTTTCTGCTGCATTTCCAATATCTTTTACTTTACCTTCTTGATCTTTTAAGCCTGCATTTGCTGTTAAAATATCTGTTATTTTTTGTCTGTTCTGTTCGCCATGAATTGCAACAGCATCATTGATTGCGTGTTGTAGTTCCACCTCTTCCCTATTTCCATTCTTAGTTGCTTCAAGTAATTCTTTTTGCCTTTCTTGTTTTTTTAAAAAATCTTTAAAACTTTTAGTTTGATCTTCTTGTAATGCAATCTCCGTTTTTTTAAGTTCTACAATTTTATTTCTTGATTGTTCAATTAATTTATCAGACTCAACAGTTTTTAATCTACCCTGTAACATTCTTAATTCTGCTTTCTCTTCTTCAAGTCTTTTTACAACATGACCTGCTCTTTTCTTATTTGTTCTTTCAAATTGTTTTTCTAAAGCCAACACAGCAGCTTCTTGTTTTTTTATTGCATCTTCAAGATCAGCTTCACCACCAGAGGTAACTAAATCATTAAATTCTTTTTTTGCACCATTTAATTTAAAAAATGCTGTTGTTAAAAGTCCTACACCTGTAGCTATAGCAACAAATGGAATTGCATTAAGAGCAATGGTAGCTACACCACCAGCAGCAGCAACTTTTAACAAACCAGCACTTATAAGTGGTAATGCTACAATTACTCCTTTTGTTGCAAGGGCAATCGCTGTAAATAAAGCAGCAGTTTGACCAAGTGGTGATGTAAAAAGATCATTGGCAGCCTTTATTAAAGCTGTTAAACCTTTTGTTGCTGCAATCAAAGCAGGCTCTAAGGCTTTTCCTAATGTTTCTGAAAAATCACGAAACGCTTCGCCTAATGAATCAACATTTCCAGCAAATCCCTCTGCAGCAGCTTGTGATAATTTATTATAACTTTCTTCAACAATGCCTAAAATCATGGCATGGGCTTCAGCAGTTTTATTTGTTTTCATTAACTCTTTAATTACATCTGTTTGTGTTTTAGTAAACGCAATACCTGATCTATTTAAGTTTGATAAATTTCTTTCAGGGTCTTGTAATGCTTTTGCTAATTGCATAAATGATGTATTAACATCTACTTGGTTTACTTGTGCAATATCTGCTGCTGCTTGAGCAACTCTTGAATATGAATCAACACCTATATTTCTAAAACTTGTTAATAAGTTAAACCCTCTTGTAAACTCTTCTTGGTTAAATAAAGTTTGGTTCCCTAATCTGTCTGCCGCCTCTTGTAATTCATTTAAGGCAAGAGTACCAGCACCTAAATTTTCTAAACCCTGTCTTAATATTGTCACATCTCTTTCTCTATCTGAAAAAGTTCTTATTGCATTACTTACAGTTGCAACAGCAGCACCTACAGTTAACAATGGTCCAAGTGAAGTAGCTAATGAAGCACCTAAACCTTTTGCTGCGGTTGATGTTGCAGCTAAAGATGTTGTTGCACCTTTAGCAGAGTTTGATAAAGTTTTTGTCGCTGCAGAAGTTTTATTTAAAGAAGATATTGCATTTCTTGCTTCAACTCTTAAGGTAACTATACTTTCGGCCACTTAAGTTAAACAAAAATCTATTAATTATATACTACCTGTTTTTAGCTCTTTCATGCATTTTTTTTTCATTTTCATGTTTATTTTCGTAATAAGCAGCCCAATATATTAATTCCTCTTGTGTAATTAATTGTCTTAATTCTTTTAATGTTTTACCTAATTCTGTTGCGAGAAAAAACTCAAAAGTAAACCAGTTATCTCGCTTTAATCGTTTTTTGCTGTATTTGTATCAAGTTTAATATCAAATAAAAACAGTTCTATTTCATTCAGTACGTTTTCGGGTAGTTCTCTTTGTAAGTTTGGTGCATCTGCCATACTAAAAGCCTTTGTTCCATCTTCAAGCTCTGCCATTTGACAAAGTAATTGAGTTGAAACAACAAGCGCTTCATCTGTACCAGTAGCACTTTGGGCTTTTTGCCTATCGAATCTTGTTAAAGGTTTAAAATATAAATCTACAATTTTTTCGCCTTTAGAATTTTTAAATTCATACTTTCTTCTAGTTGACATTTCATCGCCATAAGATGAAGTCAACAGGTCGATTGTTCTTTTTGTTGTCATTAAAAAATTTTTGTATTATCCTAACGTATCAGATAGCTGAAGTTATCGCACCGTTTGTCACAAATGAGATATTGATTACTTGTATCTCACCTAAAGTTGCACCATATTCAGCAGAAGTAATAATTCCCGCAAAACCAAATTTCTTTGATGCTGTTCCACTATCAGGGAATAATTCAAATAATGCGTCCCCTGCATCTCCTGTAGTTAAAACATCATCAATAAAGGCTTGATAATCAGAATTACCAGAAGGATCATAAATAAGTTCTGCGGAACCTTCTCCAGAAATTAAACCACCAACAAATGTTTTTGCTGTATTACCAAGAACTGTTGTTTCTTGTGTGTCTTTTGTTATAGATAAAGACCAATTTCTTAAGCCTGAAATGTCAGCTTCAGTACCGCCAGCATTTTCAAACATAATTTTTCCAACGTCACCCTTAACAGCAGCCATAACAAAAAAAAGAAATATTTATAAATATATTAACTCTTTTCAGTCTTTTTTACATCTATTTTACAATTTTGTTGACTCTCCATATATTTTTTACACTGAGGATCCCAATAAGCAGCCTCCCTTCTTCCTTTAACAGCTTCAATAGCGTCAAGCATTTCTTCTGTGATTACAAGTTTTGGCATAATTAAAGATCCTCGTATATTTCAAAAGTAATCCTAACTTGTGTTTGAAATTTACCTTCTGGACTTGAAGATAGAACCTCAGGACCAATAGGTGAATCAAAGATTACATTTGATACTGTAATATTATTGTAAAGGTCACGAAGTCTTTTGCCAATAACATAATTTGTACCTGCTCCAATACCTTCATCTGTAAAAATATTTAAGAGAACTAAACCAACAACAGTATTGGTGGAATTAGCAGACCCGCCTAGAGTTAAATAACCACCAGTTCCAAAACTTGTTATACATTGAACAAAAGAATCTTGAGCAGAAGCATCAAATGGCATATTGTTAAAGACAATAGGTATGGCAGGGCTGTTTGCAAGTTCTGTAGCAAGTCTTGCTTCTATTGTTTGTCTAACTGTATTTAGA